GGTATCACTCTTTGCAAACAACACCACGACATGATAAGAGGAATGGAAGATCAATATAGTACAGCTTTTTTAAAAATTTTACTATCAGACTTTAACAAAAACAAGAAAAGGAACAGCAATGATTGAATTAGAAAAAACTATAACTATTCAAGCTCCTCCATATACGGACCAGAATGATAAAGTTATTACCCCAGAACCTCAAGTTGTAGACAAGCTTGATGTTTTATATCATATTCACCCAGAGCAAAAAATGGCATTTGCTACGTTTAGCAATGTTCCTGGTAGATTCATGTTATATCAGGGCGAAGACTATGAAAATAATCAGGACGATATCAATATTACATCTTTAACATACAAGCTCTTGATGGTATTGGGTGATGATATTGAAACAACCATTAATAATCAATTTCCAAAAACCTTAGAACAAGACCCAGATGGACCAGGAAGCATTCTAACGAGCATGATAAAGACTATTGGTATTAAGTCTTCATCTAATTGTAGTTGTCGCCGTCACGCCTTAGAAATGAACGAAAAAGGCCCAGATTGGTGTGAGCAGAATATTGACACTATTCTTTCTTGGCTAAAAGAAGAAAGCCAGAAAAGAAAATTGCCTTACGTAGAATTTGTTGCAAAGTCTATGGTTCAGAGGGCCATATACAAATCAAGAAAGCTTATAGCAAAGAATCAAGAAGATTCTAAAGAAGCAGAATCTGTTTCTGGCTAGCAATCTCAACATGAAAAACGAAGACTTCAGAATAGTCGTAGATACCAGAGAACAACAACCCTGGGCATTCCAGGACTATATGAGCACAGTAGCTAAATTAGATACTGGCGACTATTCTATTGAAGGTTTCGAAAATTTAATTTGTATAGAACGCAAAAAGTCTGTTAGTGAATTTGCAAATAATATTACAGAATCTCGTTTTAAGGATGTTATTGCGAGACTAAAAGATATCAAATACCCATTCTTTCTGTTAGAGTTTAGTGTTGAAGACATACTAAAATATCCCGTAGGCTCTAATGTTCCTAAAAGGATGTGGAGTAAAATCAGAATTTCTCCAGCGTTTATCATGAAAAATATTCTGGATTTAGAATTAAAACATAATATCAAAGTAATATTTTGCGGAGATCCTATGAGCGCAAGCAAGCTTGCTGGTATGATATTCAAAAGAATGTATTACCATATATCTAAGGAATTAACAGATGGCTAATTATGACAATGCGTGGTTAGGTCTTGGTGATTTAAGTTCGTTGGATATTAAAAATCCAATGATACACAGATCGAAATACGACATTGAGCATCCAGACACTCATTTAATGAAACTAATGAGAGACACAAGCTATATTGGGTCTACAGTTAAAATGCTGTTTGATATAGAGCTACACCCTATTCAAATGGTTATTCTACAAGAATTTTGGCATAGACCATTTCCCATGTTTATTGCTAGCCGTGGATTTGGTAAATCTTTTTTGATGAGTCTATACTGTATATTAAAATGCACGTTTGTTCCAGGAACCAAAATAGTTGTTGTTGGGGCCGCATTTAGACAGAGTAAGATTTTATTTGAGTATATGGAAAATATCTGGAAGAATAGCCCTGTACTGAGAAGTATTTTTAGCGGCAACGATGACGGGCCTAGAAGAGATGTAGATAGATGCACATTAAGACTAGGAGATAGTTGGACTATTGCTATTCCTATGGGCGACGGTAGCAAAATCAGAGGTTTAAGAGCGCATATTATTGTTGCTGATGAATTCGCATCTATATCTCCCGATATTTACGAAACAGTCGTTGCTGGTTTCGCTGCTGTTAGTGCCAGCCCTATTGAAAATGTAAAAGAGGAAGCAAGAAAAAAGGCTATGCAAGATGCTGGTTTATGGACACCAGAATTAGAAAGCTTAATAGTCAGAAAGAGTAATCAAGCTATCATATCGGGAACAGCAGACTACGGCTTTAAACACTTTGCCCAGTACTGGAAAAGATATAAGGCTATTGTAGAAAGCAAAGGAGATATTAATAAATTACAAGAAATATTTACTGGGGAAGTTCCAGAAAATTTTAATTGGAAAGATTATAGCGTAATTAGAATACCTTATGAATTAATACCTAAGGGTTTCATGGATGATAAGCAAGTATCAAGAGCCAAAGCTACTATTCATACTGGTATATATAACATGGAATATGCTGCCTGTTTTGTCAATGATAGTGAAGGATTTTTTAGAAGAAGTTTGATAGAAAGTTGTGTTACCGGAAATCCCAATCCTATCAAGATAGGCGAAAAAGAAATTATTTTTGAAGCAAAGACCAAGGGTGATCCTAATTTAGAATACATATATGGTATTGATCCCGCTAGCGAAAAAGACAATTTTTGCATTGTAATTATAGAATTACATCCTGATCATTCTAGGGTTGTTCATGTATGGACTACTAATCGATCAAATTTTCAGGACAGACAAAAAACAGGACTAGTCAATGAACACGATTTTTATGGTTTTTGTGCTAGAAAAATAAGAGATCTTATGAAAATATTTCCTTGCGCACGAATTGGACTAGATGCTCAAGGCGGTGGCGTTGCTATCGAAGAAGCTCTTCATGATCCTTCTAAACTCCAAGAGGGAGAAGTGCCTATATGGCCAGCTATTGATCCAAACAAAGCGAAAGAAACTGACGATAAATCTGGATTACACATATTAGAGCTAATACAATTCGCTAAATCAGAATGGACCTCACAGGCTAACCATGGTTTACGAAAAGACCTAGAAGACAAACTTTTGTTATTTCCAAGATTTGATAATCTAAGTTTAGGACTATCTATGTTGCAAGAAGGCAAGGACATCATAGATACAGATAGCACAAATCTATATGACAGCGCACAAGATTGTATTATGGAAATAGAAGAGCTTAAAAACGAATTAACTACTATTGTTATGACTCAAACCAGCAATGGCCCCAACGCTAGAGATAGATGGGATACTCCAGAAGTTAAAATGCACGGAGGAAAAAAGGGTCGATTACGCAAAGATAGATATAGCTCATTAGTAATAGCTAATATGTTAGCTAGACAAATGCATAGACAATCAGCTCCAATATCTTATGATATTATTGGAGACAACCTGCGTAGCAGCAGCGCAAAACAGGACGGAGAGATGTATAAAGGTCCAGATTGGTTCACCCAAGGAGCTAATGCAGATATTTATACTGGAATTTACAGATAATTAGTGTATATAATTATCAATACAATTACAATACCATTACAAAACGAATGATATGTCAGATAAACAATCGCCTATTAAAAATGCCTCTATTTCCCCTAATGAAGCATATGTTTTTTGGACTAATGACCCTAATACTCAAGGGGAGGCGCTCAAAGCTTCTGCTGGAGCCCTAGAAGAATATACTGGAATAAACAAAGCCGTAGCCGGTCGTAGATATTACAACGATTTCTCTAATTTGGATGGTAATACTGGAGGCCGACCAGGATTAACAAGACAAGATTATGACTATTTTCGTCCAGATGAAGCCGTACCAAAACATGTTAAGGCGGTAATTAAAAAAGCGGAAGACATATATCAAAGAGTTGGTTTAGTCAAAAATGTGATTGATCTTATGGGCGATTTTGCCGTACAAGGAATAAAAATTGTTCATAAGAATAAAAGGATTGAGAGATTTTATAGGCAGTGGTTTAAGAAAATCAACGGCAAAGATAGAAGCGAAAGATTTTTAAATAACCTATACAAGACGGGCAATGTTGTTATAAATAAACAAACTGGTAAAATTGGAACCAAAGTAGCAAAAGATCTTTATAAAGCCATAGGTGTTGCCGACCTAAAGATAGATACTTTACCAGAATACAAAATAGAAAAGAAAGAAATCCCTTGGAGATATACTTTCATAGATCCTGTATGTGTAGAAGTTTCTGCTGGTGCTTTATCTTCATTTGTACACGATAAACTTTATGAGTTGGTTTTACCAGCCAGAATAAGAAAAATTGTAAATTCTCCAAGAAACGATAATGAAAAAAATATTATTAACAATCTTCCTCCTTCTATCGTAGATGCCGCTAAGACAAGAAAGCCCTATCCTCTAGACCCCAACAAAGTCGTAGTATATCATTATAAGAAAGATGATTGGCAAACATGGGCTTATCCTATGATTTATGCAATCATGGATGATATTACAGTCATCGAAAAATTAAAACTCGCAGATATCGCAGCATTAGATGGGGCCATTTCCAATATTAGGATTTTTAAGCTAGGTAGTCTTGAACACAAGATAGCTCCGACAAAAGCGGCTACAGCTAAACTCGCTCAGATTTTAGGAAATAATGTTGGCGGAGGAACAATGGATTTGGTGTGGGGGCCAGATATAGAATTACTAGAAAGCAAAACAAACGTACATCAATTTCTAGGAGAAGGTAAATATACACCTCACTTAAATAGTATATATGCTGGACTTGGAATCCCTCCAACTCTTACTGGAACATACGGTGCTGCTGGCACTACAAATAATTTCATATCACTAAAAACACTAACCCAAAGACTACAGTACGGTAGAGATTTATTGATGGATTTTTGGGAAAAAGAAATTGTATTGGTACAAAAAGCAATGGGTTTTAGATTTCCGGCTAGTATAGAATTTGACAGAATGGATCTAAGTAATGAGGATGCTGAAAAAGCACTACTTATACAATTAGCTGATAGAAATCTAATTAGTGACGAGCTACTACAAACCAAGTTTGGTTTTGATCCTGATATGGAAAAAACAAGACTAAATAGAGAAAACAGAGATAGGAAGTCAGACAGAATGATTAAAAAGGCTGGGCCTTGGCATGATCCACAATTCGATAATGCATTAAAGAAACTATCCTTACAATTAGGCATAGTAACGCCTTCCCAAGTTGGTCTCAGCTTACCAAAGAAAAAACCATCAGAAAAAACAGCAATACAACTTAAACAGGAAATGTCATCAACGAAGTTGGCTAACGATTCCCCGGAATCGTTGCGTGGAGTACCTGGAGAAGGAAGACCCAGATTATCAAAAGACAAAGAGCAGCGAAAAGAAAAAACCTTCAAACCACAAACCGGGGCAAAAATAGCACTTTGGGCAGCGCAAGCTCAAGATAAAATATCAGACATAATAAACCCCATCATGTTGACCTTTTACAACAAGAAAAATTTAAGGAGTTTATCAAAAGCCGAACACCAGGAGTTAGATAGACTAAAAACACAAGTCTTATTTGCTAGCCATCCCGATATAGTAATAGCAGAGGATTCTATTCAAAATACTCTTGCAAAAATAAATTCCCCACAAAACATTTCCATATATAATAAATTCAATGATTGGGTCAAAGACATTAAACATCAGACCAATTATGAATTAAACTCAGAGTCAAACAAACATATAAAGTCTTCTTTTTATTCTTTGGTGTATGAACACTTGTACTCAAAAAGGCCTAAAATATGAATAATATCAAAGTTTATGATGTAGAAGTAGCGGATGGCTTGTCTGAAATGATTAAGTCTACTGCTTCTATTAGTTATGCTAGTCAAGCCGTACCATCTTCAAAAGACAATATACTGCATAACAAAAATAAAAATGAATATAAAAGTCTAGCTTCATATAGTGACGAAGACTTATATTATGTTCAGTCTATCTTAGTAACATCTAACTGGAATAGAAATGATGATATTTTTGATAGCTTAGAAGTTTGGAGAGCTAAAAGCACCCCAGAAGATAAGCCAACAAATTTAGAGCATGATGAAAAAACAATTATAGGTCATATTATTTCTAATTGGCCAATTACTGAAGACGGATTACTTATAGATAAAGATACTCCAGAAGATAATCTTCCAAATAAATACCACATATTAACAGGATCCGTAATATACCGAGCGTTTTCTGATCCAGAACTAAGGTCGAGAGCAGAAAATCTTATACAGGAAATAGAAAACGGCCAAAAATATGTCAGTATGGAATGTATGTTTAGTGGCTTTGATTATGGTCTTATAGAAAAGAATACCAATAAATACGAGGTGCTTCCCAGGAGTGAATCCACAGCACACCTTACTAAACACTTAAGAGCATACGGCGGTACTGGAGAGCATGAAAATTACAAAATTGGCAGAGTTTTAAGAAATATTGTATTCAGCGGAAAGGGTTTTGTTGCTAAGCCAGCTAACCCTGAAAGTATCATTTTGAAAATAAATCAGACGCCAGAAAAAAAAGATGATCAAAATATTAATAATTTTACAGAATTAGGTGTATCAACACTTAAGTCAAGCTTTAACTCGGAGGTTGAACCAATGAACTTAGATAAAGACGTATCAGAAATTAAAGATCAGATTGAAAGCATTGCTAAATCTTCTGAAGCTATTAAAGATAGCTTTGTGAAGACAGCTTCAGATCTAGAAAAACAGTATTCTGAATTATCCGAAGCTCTTACCGCAAGCAAAGCCGATTCTGATGCCAAGGCTGATCAGATCTCTAAGCTTGACGAAGAGCTAAAAGTTAAATCAGAAGAAATTGAAAACAAAGGCTCAGAACTTACTTCTATTCTTGAAACAGTTGCTTCGCACGAAGAAACCATCAAGGCACAAGAAGAAAAGATTGCATCCTTAACAGAATCTCTTTCTAATGCAGAAACTCTTGTTGCTGAATACAAGATGAAAGAGGAAGAGATGAAGAAAAAAGAAAAGATGATGCAAAGAAAAGCCAAGCTTATCGAATCTGGAGTAGACAATGATTCAGCCGATGCTACTATTGAAAAATTCGAATCCTTAGACGACGAAACTTTTGATGCTATGACTGATGTTTTAGCAGCCATGAAACCTAAAAAGGAAGAAATGGCCAAAAAAGAGAAAGAAGACGAATCAGAGGCTAAGAAACCAAAGATGTCTATGGCTGAAGAATCAGAAGAAGCTTCAGAAGAAGTATCAGAAGAGTCAGACGAGTCGGAAGACACATCTGCTGAAATTCTTGATAGTGTCGAAGTAGAAGACGAAGTAAATCTTAGTGTTGGTGAAGAAGCTGAAGATTCAGCAGAAAGCACTCGCGCTGCTCTTGTTGATTTTGTTAGTTCCAGACTCAATACCAAAAAATAATTCTTTATAAAGGGAGAAAATAACATGGCTCTTAAACCAGATAGAATTGAATCACACACCGATATCTCTTTCTTCATGAGCGCAATTGCTGAAAGAGGCGGTGTTGTTGTGGCCGCCACAGGCAATACTAATGTCGGAGCATCTATGGATGATGCTGGCGCACTTGTTGAGTATGCTACTAGTGCTACTGGTAGAACACCTATGGGTGTTTTGTTAAACGATGTTGTTGACTACGATCTTACTAAACAGCACGTTAATTGGTATAAAGATGAAGTACAAGTTGGTGGCAAAGTAACACTACTTCGCCAAGGTCAAGTTACTACAGATGCTATTGTTAGCACTGACTCACCAGAGGCCGGTGATGCCGCATATCTGGGTGCTAATGGGTTCTTGACCACAAATAATGCCAACGCTAAGGTTGGTACTTTTTTAAGTCGTAAAGATGCAGACGATTTCGCCAAAGTAGACATCAACATTTCTTGAAACTAGAACAAAGGGAGAATAAATAATGTCAGCTAATACTCAACAGTTTAAACCAACACCAGAGATCACCGATCTTTTGGTCAAGTCTGGTTCACCAGATAGAGAAGTTGCTCTAGCAGCAAACAAGGAGTTTGCCAAAGCTCTTGAGCTTCCTCTCAGGCAAGGTCTTATGAGCGGTAATATTCTTGATAACATCTTCGAGTCAGTTCAACTTGCTCCTGGTGCTACTCCAGAATTTCCTCTCGATTTTCTTGCTCCTGGCACCGAAAGAGATTTCGTTGCTTACACCATTCCTAATCATGGATATATTCCAGAGCGTCACGTTGAGAGTGATTATGTCATGGTTCCAACCTATGACATTGGCGCCTCAATCGACTATCTCCTAAAATATGCTCGTGATGCTAGATGGGATGTTGTTGGTCGTGCTATGGAAGTCCTTGAAGCTTCCTTTGTTAAGAAGATGAATGATGATGGTTGGCACACTCTTCTTGCTGCTGCTGTAGACAGAAATATTGTTGTCTTTGATAGCGATGCTGCCTCAAATCAGTTTACCAAGAGACTTGTTAGCCTTATGAAAACTGTTATGCGCCGCAATGGTGGTGGTAATAGTTCTTCAGCAAATAGAGGTGCTCTTACTGATCTTTATGTTTCTCCAGAAGCTATGGAAGACATTAGAAATTGGGGCGTTGATATTGTTGATGAAGTTACCAGACGTGAAATTTATACCGCAGCCGATGGTGCTATTAATAGAATCTTTGGTGTTAATCTCCATGACAGAGATGAGCTTGGTATTGGCCAAGAATACCAAAACTTCTATGCCAACACCTTGGGCCAAACTCCACCTACTGGTAAAGACGAAGTTGTTGTGGGTCTGGACCTACGCAAGAGAGATAGCTTTATCATGCCAGTCAGACAAGAAGTTCAGATCTTTGAAGACGATAGTTTACATCGTCAGAAGAGAGCTGGTTTCTATGGCTGGGCTGAACTTGGCTTTGCTGTTCTAGATAACAGAAGAGTACTTCTTGGTGCTGTCTGATTTCTGGCGATATCTTTATCACTAAGAGAAAGCCGCTCTTCCCAGGGCGGCTTTTTTCTTAATCGTTAGTATATATCTGTGTTAAGGTGTATACTATTTTATCATGACTTGAGTACCTTTGATGAGAGATACGCCATATGAGTGCTGGTAATTATGATTTTAATATAGAACAAGGAACCTCATTTAGAATGTCTTTGGTCTATAAAGACGCTAATGGCGACCCTATTGATATTACAGATTGGTGTGCTAGATTAACTTGGAGAACTAGCTCTAATGTTACTCAAACTTTCACAACAGAAAATACTGATCTTACAGCATATAAATTTGAGATTGTTGGATCTGAAGGAAGAATAAATTTCTTGCTTCCTGCATCCACAACAAATGCTTTATCTTTCAATACCGCTAAATATGATCTTGAATTGCAGGCTAATTATGATCATTATAATCAGGGTGGCAAATATACTGTTAGAATTATATATGGAACAGTCACCATATTGAAAAGAAACAGTAAATCTTCAGATGCGTTGGAGTGTCAACCATGAGCGATTTTACTGTAGAAGTTTTTGACACTAATCATATTATTGAAATCGAGACTAGCACTGCGGTAACTCATGGAGAGGGTATTGGAGTTGTGGATATAGAAACAAGCACAGCATCTTCTATTGAGATTAGCACAGGATTTAGTGCTGCTATAACAACATCTCTAGTATACGCAAGCGATGTAATTGGATTAACAGAATTTTTAACTAATTTCATGGATACTTTTGAGATAGATTGCGGAACACCATAAAGTCACAAATAATATATCACGGATAATTATATCATGCCAGTTAATACAAGATTACAAGTAAGAAAAGGAACAGCAGCTCAGTGGAGCGGCGTAGATCCCG